GGCTGGCACCCGCAATGTATGTGTTACGCCGTGCCAATCCTGATGGATGAAGAAACCTTTGATGAAAATGAGTTGGGCGACATCAAAGCGGCATTGCGTGGCACTCAATACAAGCGTTTGGAAGCAAAGAATGTCGTTGTCGATGTGCCGGACGGCTTCAAAGAGTGGGTCAAGGAACATGAAGAAGCGCAAGCAAATTGGAGTTCCACGCCTTATTTCATCAAAGACAACTTCACGGACGGCAAGTTATCCAAAGGGTTGAACTTTGGAACCAAGAAGCAAATTGACCCGGTACAACAGCAGCTTAACGCCCTTATGCCACAAATCACCCAAGCAAGGATGTTGGCAAGCAAGTGGGGCTTGACCGTTCAATTGCAAATGCTTGACAAGTATGTTGCCGAAAAGGATATTGTAAGAATACCCAACCGAATTGCGACCATTCAACAGAAAGCGGCAGAAATGCAGATGGCGGATAATGACATTCGCGCAAAATGTAGTGAATGGGGCTTGAATACATACATTCTTGATGATGCAATGAAAACGCCCGATTCAAAGAACATCTTGGCGGCGATGGCGGAATTGGAAACCCGTGTTTTCAATGCTCAAAAAGAATACAATCAATTCATTGCGGATGCGACAAAAGCCATTCAAGATGCCCGGAAGTACAAGATTGATATTTCCGATATGCTGCAATTGGTCGCCGATATAACAGGCGACAAGCGAGAATGGATTTTGTCAAAGGCTTCATGCAAAAAAGCATTACAAGACTTGTTGGATAAAATTGCGAGCGCAAAAGGCACAACACCAACGTCAAAGCAAATGCCTGATGAATTAAGGGCGAAATCAACGTATTTGGAGGGCGAAGATTACACCTTTGATAAGGATTTCTTTGATTTGATAGACCCCAACAGACCTATTCGGCTTGAAATTCTTAATTCGGATAGCGGTTCTTATTCTTCGTACTTGGGTGATTTGGTGCATATAGCCGGAACGAAACGTGGCAAGGCAAGTCCGTGGGAACGCAAGGCGGTAATTTATCACGAATATGGGCATTGTATTGATGCACAACGTGACTTATGGAAAGATGCTAAATTAACCGCAATGCGCAACAAACAGATAAAAATGTTGAAGAAGAAAAAAGAATACGTTATCACGGAACGCAAATGGAATCATGAACACGGTGGTTGGTATTATGAGCGTGTCAAAAAGGAAATGTCAATGGTTGAGTATGTCGATAAACGCTTGGAACAATTGATTGAAAAGGTATTCAATATGAAAGACGAAACCTTTACAAAGCGAGGAATCACCAAAATGGACGTAATAGAACAAATTGGCAGCACCCGTGACACCATAAAATCACTTGTCGTCAAATACGGTTATGGGCATTCAACCGCATATTTCAGGAAAGAACGAATGAAAGAAACGGAATACTTGGCACACGCCTTTGAAAATGCTTTTATTGGCAACCGTGTGTTCCAAAAGTATTTGCCCGATATATACAATGAAATGATTGCATACGTTAAGACATTAAAGCCGATTAAATAAGATAATTTTGTAACAATCAAAACATTAGAGATATGAGTATTGATATTAAAAGATTAAAAGGAATGGATTTATTCTATTACCTGACAAGCGATGAAAACCCGGATGAAGAACTTTCGGAAATGGCTTCACTTTTGTTCAGCAGTAACCCGGACAAAGAAGAATCATTGAAAGTGCTTGAAGATGTTGTGAAGAATGGCAAAACATTGGTCGCAATTTATCCCGGATTTGGAGAAACACCAACAAAGGACATGGAATTGATATGCAGCATTCCCGATGGTGCTTTGTATGTAAAATGAAAGGGATGGGGCAAGCAAGCCCCACCCCTTTTATTTTGGCGGTTTGCGGTTGGTTTTCTTTCGGTGTATTACGTCCCGATAGATGATGCACTTGTCATTCCGATACGGCTTGTTTTCGGTGATTCCGAAAGACCACAACCGCGACTTTGACACGCCCAATTCAACAGGTGTGAACTTGTCAAATATGGCGGTGATAGACCCGAAATAATGATGGTTATTGTCGCCAAAACATACGTGATATATTGTATTGCCGTTCATTGCTCATTTAATATTGTTTCAAGTTCATCAATAGCCAAGTTAAGTTTTTTTATACGCCTTTTCCAATACCACCTTGTAATGAAAGATGCTTTTTCGTATTTGCAAACAAGACGTTCAAATTCACTGACAACAGCCGATGCGGTAACGGTACGAATGGCAGATGAACAACATTTGGCAGCTTCTTCACTTGCTTTCCCAAATTCGGCAAACGCATTTGCAAGGTTGTTTGCAAAATCATTTGTGAATTGTTCCACCCCTTTTACGTCAATATTTTCTTTGTATTCCATATTATTTTGCACTAAAATCAAACCATTCACGAGGTGAATTGACCGCCGCTTTCTTGATTTGTCGATAAAAGGCTTTGTTCAGCTTGCGCAACCTTGCCAAGTATTCGTGCGGATGCCAACGGAAGTTGGGCATTACTTCATTGTTTGCGCCATAAATGCCGCCTTGTTTCGGCTCAAAATGGGCAAAGGCAACCAAATGCCCATCCTTGACGAAAACAACGTCTTTGACGGCTTTATTTTTCAACGTGAATGCCTTGCATCCGTTGTAATACTCAACAATCTTGCGTTGTTGTTCCATTGCGGCTTTGATGTTTCCCGTTTTCTTGCGCCTGAATGCCCACATATTTTGGGCGACTTTGCGCCGATATTCGGCAACATTGATGGGGTCATTCCCGGTCGCCATGTCATAAGGCAACAAGCCGACCGCGAACATCCGAACCGCACGGGCGAAATTCTCTTTGTCAATGACCTTTTCGTGAAGTTCATTCACGAAATCAACCGTCAAGCCATATTTGCTTGCGAGTGCTTCAAAATTTGTCTTTTCCATTGCAATTATATTGGTTTAATCAACTACTTGCGGGATTGTTTCATAATCATTCGGCATTGCTGGGGCAATATCAATCCACCCTATGCCGATATATTGTTTGACCATTCCATTAAGGATTACTTTGCAATCCGCTTTCACAACACATTCGGGCGGATTGGTGGACATTCTAATCTTGTTGAGTTCAGAAAGTTTTACGGTTATCATAATTGAAAAGATTTTGTTGGTTGCGTTTATTAGAAAGCCAATCGGCGGCATTTTCGTTTGAAATCCACCATTCAAAGGCTTGTTCGGGTGAATCAAAGTTTGAATAATTACCGGTTTGCTCCATTAGTTCACGTATTGCCCTTATATAGACCTTTTCGGCAAAGCGTGGGAACATTTCAAGTTCCTTTCGTTTCTCTTTGACGGAAGCCATAGGGCAAAATAAACACCCGATGCGGTGAAAGCCCATGTCGTACAAATCACAATAAGGCATATTGTTGCCTTTTATGAAATCCCAAACGTTCTTGTCCGTCCAATCGAATATCGGTGAAATAATCACCTTGTCTTTACCATTCACGCAATAAATTTTGGTGTCGCAATCCGTTTCAAATAGTTGTTCGCCGCCTTGGTATTCTTGAACAAGTTGTTCACCTTGTATTTCCCATCCATTGCGGTTGCCGAAAAGCTCCACATGATGCCGTTTCGCCCTTTTGGTTGATTCGTAACGGCGAATGCCCGTACAAGTGCAGCACCCGACCCCGGCTTGTTCTTTCAGGTAGGCGCAACAATACCTTGCTTGGCGTGTCGGCAGCATCTTCTTTTTCAAGATAAGTTGCCGCATATTCAGCTTGGGTAAATTCAAATGGACTTGGGGATAATAGGTGCGCACAAACTTCATTAGGTTTGGAGAATCAACGGTTGTGACTTGCATTTCTGCATGATGTTTGACACCCGCCATTTCGACAAGTGCAAGCAATACTTGGGAATCCTTGCCGCCTGAAAAGGCGACATGGAAACCCCTTTCATCCATACGCAACGCAAGTCTTTCGGCGTTGCGAATGAATCGTATTGCTTTCCTTTCAAGTTCAATCAATTGATTGTTCATTATCATTGTTTTATAGTAAAACACTTTTGATTATAGCAATTTCCATGTTGTTTCATAAGAACACCGTTCAACTTCATTGTGCCTGACGCATTCGCCACACTCTATGAGTTTGGGAATGTATGCTTTGGGAATAATGACCCCAAAGCCTTTGCCCTTTTCGGGATAGACACTAATACATGAGCCACACCCCTTGATATACCCTATCTTGAAGTAATCACTTGAACCATTCCATCCATCATAATACGAAAGGACTTTGCCGATAAGTGCTTGTTTTATTTCCTTGATTAACATTATTGCAAGATTTAGAGTTGGTAAATGTTGATAATGGTGTTATCATCTTCAAAAGAAAGTGTGTAAGTGGGTTTGATGCCCGTTCTATCCATAAAAGGCATTAAGGAATCCGGGGCTACATACACATACACAAATTGCCCTTGAAGTGCGAAAGATTCTTTTGTGCCGAAATAGTCTTGTGTGTCGGCAATGTCTTGGCAAAGCCCCCATGTTGAATTGTCGATGCCCTCACGATTGATTGCATCAAACAGATTGAAAATTGATTGTTCCATTGTTGCGTAATTTTTAATGTTGCATTATGTTTTATAGTAACACACCGCAAAAGTAATGATTATATTTAATAAAACAAGCATTCAACCCCAATAAAATGCACTTGCAATGCAAAATGTGGATAAATCAAGGATAAGTCAATATATGTTTTTAAGGTGTATTATAGTAAAACACATTACTTTTACGCATGATTTGTGAACTTATAAAAAGATTATCGGAATGAAAGAAAGAATTTTAGCATTACTGATTGCAAAGTTTTCAGGCGTGCGAAAGGACGGTTTGACAGCATTGGCACGTTCACTTGCGTTACAATGCACAACCGAAGATGAAGCGAAAGCCCTTGTGGATAAACTCACCGATGCGCAAGTGGGCGAATTTGTCAAGGAGTATCGCGCCGATGTGGATAAAGAAGTGTCCGACAGCAACAAAACCTTTGAAACGAACTTGAAAAAGAAGTATGACTTCGTGGATAAGGGCAAAAAGGTTGAACCCGGCGACCCAAAGCCCGACCCGAACGATATTTCAGAAGTGGTGAAAGCAGCCGTTGCGGAAGCCGTCAAGCCGTTTCAAGAAAAGTTGTCAGGCTATGAGCGTGACAACATTGCAAAGTCAAGGCTTCAATCATTGAACGAAAAGTTGGCGAATTGCAAGGATGAGAATTTCAAGAACCAAACCTTGAAAGACTTTGCCCGCATGAAGTTCGACACGGACGATGACTTCAACGAATACTTGGCAGAAAAGGAAAAGGACATTGCCACGGCAAATCAAAACAAGGCTGATATTGATTTGAGCAATTCCGGCGGAAGCCCGTTATTCGCCCAAAAGGAAGAAAGCGGTATTTCAAAAGGCGTTGCCGATTTCATTAACAGCCAAAAGCCCGAAAACAACGTGTTCACGGGCAAAGATGTTTAACACCTAATTCATCAAAACAATGGGATTGAGAATTGACCGTAAAAAGGACAACCGTGTTGTGAAGTGTATTCTTCACCGTGTTGCAGATATACCCGGTGGCGTTACCGTCAAGGTCGCAAATTTGGGTGGCACGGGGTTGTTCGAGGGAACACCCCTTGGCGTTGGTTCTGATGGATTGTTTGAAGTCTGCAAGACCGCACAGATATTGACGGAAGCGATTGCAACCGCAACCACGTATGAGGTTGCCAAAGGACACCACTTCAAAGTTGGTGACAGGTTCGCAACCGATGCTTGCAATGGTCAGCAGATAACGGCAATTGACAAGTCAGACCCGGCAAAGGATGTTATCACCGTTGGAACGACCCTTGGTGCGGTCGTCAAGGCTGGAACTTGTGCGTTTGAATCGAGTGGAGCAAACAAGACATTGAAAGTGACCCCGGTTGCAATAGCCGGGTCGAATGAAGATGTCAAGGATGGCGACAACTTGTTTGTAAGTGCATGGGTTATCGGCGTTGTGCGAGAAGCAACCGCACCCATAGTAAATGCCGCTATCAAGTCGGCATTAAAGACAATCGCTTATGTGTAACCCCTAAAAGCAAACCGATATGCAAAAATCATTGATGGTTGGGTTGAATGAAAAGGACATGGAAGCCGTAATCCGCACTTACGACCTCAAAGATTACTATTATCCAACCCTTTTCCCACTCAAAGAAACAAATACTTTGACGTGGAAGATGCTTGAAGCGCAATCCGGCTTGAAGATTGCCGCCGACCTTGTGTCAAGGGGTGCGACAATTTCACGCAAGACCCGTGAAGCGATTTCACGCATTCAGGGCGATATACCAAAAATCGCCATATCACGAGAAAAGAACGAAGATGAATTGACCGAATACGACATAATGGTCGCAATGTCGAGCAGCAATCCCGATTTGCGTGCCCTTGTCGAGTTTTGGGCGGAAGATACCAAGTATTGTTGGGATGGCGTTGCAGCCCGTGCGGAATGGATTGCATTGCGCCAAATTTCGCTTGGAAAGGTCAAGTTCACCAATTCCAACAATGCGGCGGTCGTTACCGAATATGACGTTGATTATCTGATTCCGGCGGAACAGAAGATTGGCGTTGAAACGGCATACACGAGCGGCACAAGCGCAAAACCGCTTACCAAGGACATTCCAAAAGCGATGAAACTTGGCAAGAAGTTGTTTGGCGCAACGTACAAGTTCGCATTTATGAATGTTGATACCTTTGAAAAATTCGCTTCACAGGAAGAAGTTTGGAAGAAGTGTTCATCCTACATTCAGAATGCAACGGGAACGCAGGATGCGCCCGATTTGGCGACCGTGAACGCATATCTTGCCAAGAAGAAAGAACTTTACCGTGGCTTGCAGATAATCGTGATTGACCAAGAAATCACAATTGAACTTGCCGATGGTTCACGCATTACTTCAAATCCGTTTGAAGATGATGTTGTTCTTTTCTCTGAAAGCAAGGTGCTTGGAAACACCTATTGGAAGAAGCCGATTGACGCAAAGAAGTTGCCCGGAAGCGTTGCCGAAAAGGTAATGCACGGTCATACGCTGGTCAAGAAGTATTCCAATGAATCGCCCGTTCAGGAAGTCACGGAGGGAATCGCCAACTTGTTCCCGGCTTGGAATCTTTCAGGTCGAAGCGTGTTGATGCAGACCAATGCGACAACTTGGAATAAGAACTAACATTCGCCGTTGGGGTGCATAACACACCCTAACGGCTTTGCAAGACAAAAAGGAGTATGACAAACAAGGAGTATTTGACCAAAGCATTGAACGGACTTAACCTTTCGGAAGATGATATTGACATTATCGTTCTTAAAGGTGGTCTTGAAGCGGAATCCGATGTGGATGTAAGGGCGTGTGACACGGCGGTTTATAACCGTATGTCCGTAATCCTTAAAGGAATGACCCAAAACGTATCGGAGGGCGGATATTCTATATCATGGAATATGGATGCCGTCAAACTCTTTTATGCCGCCTTGTGCAATGAGTTGGGCAAAGAAAATGTGCTTGTCGCACGCCCCAAGATTCGCAACCGTTCAAACATTTGGTAATATGGCATTCGTGAAGCAATATCCGCATTTCCTATTTATCGAAGAAGCCGGGGAATCCATACAGGATGCAAACGGCAATTGGACGGAATGTGAAGTGTCGCGCAAGTTCATTTCGATGTGCCGTGAAGAATCGGACGGCAAAGGCACGGAATTTCAGGTTGCCGGGGGTGAATACCAAAAGGCAACATCTGTTATCCAATGCCCCAAAACTTGCCCAATGGTTGCCAAAGGTGCGAAAGTGATAATTGCAAACGACAAGGGTTGTTCGGACATAAGGATTGCCGGAATATGCTTGAATTTCGACCCGTCACAACTTCATTCAAGGCTATGGCTATAAAGGCAAACTTTACAAAAGAAGATGTCAAGAAAAGGTTTGATGCTTTCCTTGATATGGTCGAGCAAAAGCAAATCGCAAGGCTGCAAAGGCTTGGCGAAATGTGCTTGACGGAAGCAAGGAACAACAAAGGCTACATGATGCAAACGGGGGCATTGACTTCATCCACCGGGTATCAAGTTTTTGTTGATGGTGTCGCCATTCATAGCCAATTTGATGCGGCGAGCGGTGCGGAAAGCGAAGCAGCGGCAAGGGGCATGAAGTCTGGTCAGACAATCGCCGAAAAGGTCGGAAAGGAAACAAAGGGGGTTGCCCTTGTTGTGGTCGCCGGAATGAATTATGCCGCTTACGTGGAAGCAAAGGGTTACAATGTCCTATCAAGTGCCGAACATCTTGCAGAGCGGGAATTGCCCCGAATGCTTGAAAAACTGATTACGAACATTAAACGTGCAGCCGAATAATGAAATCTACATTTGACACGGACGGAATCTTGTTTTCATTGCTCAATGGCAAAACATCCATTAAGGGTGGTTGCTATGTGCGTGATGAACGCCCGGAAAATTCAGTTGATGAAGATATTGTCGTGAACACCGTTGATTTGGGGCAAGACAGCTTGCCGCAAATTGGCACGTCAAACATCAACATCTATACGCCGGACACCCCCAAGAAGATAAAAGGGAAAATGCAGGTTTCAGAAAACGGCACACGTTTGAAAGCCTTGACGGATGAAGTCTTGGCGATTGTGAGAAGTGCGAACATCAAAGGGTTGAAGATGCGACCCGGCACAATGTCAATCATGTATGAGCCGAACACCAAACAACACTTTGCTAACATTCGCATTGATTGGAACATTCAAATTGATTAAAAGTTATGGCAGAAAGAACATCTTTGATAACCCTTGGTCTTTGCCAAATCAAGGTTGGAACGGCAGCACCCAATGGAACAATGCCGTCCGAGTTAAACAAAATCGGCAAGACTTACAAGAATACTTGTAAGATTGCACAGGCAACGGCGGACGTGACGGAACATTTCGAGGAAGGCATGGCAGCCCCGGAAGTGCGCAAGAAGTCACGCAAAATCCCGACCCTGACATTCTCAATCATGGATGCCAACGTGCAAGATTTGATTGATTATGTCGGCGGTGCAAATGTGGGCGATTCGTCCAACCCCAAGTGGGGTTATGATGGCAATGAAGTTGTCGCAAACAAGGCAATTTTCGTTGAATCTGAACAGGGGTTGGACTTTGAGATTCCCAACGGCGACATTGAAGCGGTCATAAATGCGGATATGTCGGCGGCAGGAATTTTCCTTGTGGACTTCACCGTTACCCCGATGGCGGTTACAGCCGGAAAAGCCATTCGCGGCGTGCCGAAAGCCAAGGAGTAATTCGGGGTGCATTGATTGTTTAATACAAAAACCCGAAGCCCCCGGAGTGTGACAACTTGCGGGGGCTTCTTACTTTCAAAAGCAATGAATGACGAAAAGAAGCAACTTGAACAAGAACGCAACGAATTGAACACCCTTATCAATAAGGGGGTGTCATTTGAGTTGAAAGACACCGAATTTGAGGTGGAAAAAAGATTTTTCGGTCTGATAAGGCGATATAAGCCCAAGGATGTGACACGCACATTCAGAATCGAAGAAATGACCCTTGCCACCCTTGACCGCATAACATCCGAATTGGTGGAAATAGCCATTGATGAAAATGTAATGAAGTCAACGGACACGGACAGCATGAAGATGGCAAGGACACTTGCCCACAAGCATTCTTTGCGGTGCGCAAGAATAATTGCCATTGCGGTGCTTGGGGAAGATAGGTTGATTGCAAAACCCGGCAAAGGTGGAATAAGGTGGATTGAGGACACGAAGAAACTTGATGAATTGACTTCTTTGTTCGCCCGTAAAATCAAACCGTCAATCCTATACAAGTTATATGTACTTGTCAATACGATGGGCAACCTTGGGGATTTTATGAACTCTATTCGATTGATGTTGTTAGAAAGAACCACGATGCCGATTCGGATAGAGGAAAACAACGAGGGTTAAACAGTCCGCACGGTCGCCGGGGTGCAATATGTGAGCATTTCGGATGGACTTACGACTACTTGTTACACGGCATTCCGTGGTCGGTTGTTCAAAGGATGATGATTGATGCACCGGGCTATGATTTGGATGATGGCAAGGAAACGGAAATTCAATTGTCAGAGGACAACAGCGAACAAATTATGAACTACATTAACAGCATGATGTAATATGGCAGAAATAGACGGTGGGTCATTATCTTTCAAATCCATTTTAGACAATGGTCAGCTTAATGCGGCTATTGACGAAACATTGCGGCGTGTGCAAGGCTTTTCGGATGCCGTTGCCGGAAGTGGCGATGTGATGGATAAGACCACACAAGAAATGGTCGAGTGTATCGAGATTCAACGCAAGGTGATTCAGGATTTGGAAAATTCATACAATGACCTGACCGCCAAAATAAACGCAATTGAACCGGGCGATGCACAAAATCAACTTATCGAACAAGCCAATTCGGTAAAACAAGAATTGGATGCCGAAAAGCAAGGTCTTGTCGATTTGATGAACGAATTGAACAATTTGCAAAGGACAACGAGCGGTGCGGCTTCAAGCCTTGACCAAATACGCGTGACACTTGGGCAAATTGGTGCGGCGTGTGAGGAACACGAACAAGCGATTGCAAAGTTGAGTGCCGAATATGACCGTGTTAGTCATGCGGCAAGCGATGCTTTCATGTCCGGGCGTGATGATGATTACCGTGCCTTACAAGACCGTGCGGATGCAATCAAAGGTGAAGTGACGGTTCGCAAGCAGCTTTTGAATGAGTTGCGCAACCAATCAAACGCATTGGAAGATGAAGCGCAAAAGATTGAAAAGGCGGCACAGGAAGCCGAAAATGCGGCACAATCCCACGTGTCTTTCCGCACCCGCTTGCGTGAAGTGCGTGAAGAATTGATGCAATTGGAACTTGCGGGCGACACAAGTTCCGAAAGATACAAGCAACTTCAAGCACAAATGGGCGAATTGTCGGAAGCAATGGATGCCGTCACCACCCAACAAAATATGTTGAAGCGAGGTGAAAGGATGTGGGATGGCTTGTTGTCGGGGCTTTCGGGCGTTTCAGGCGCATTTTCGGCGGCACAAGGTGCAGTTGCCTTGTTTAGCGGCGAAAACGAGAATCTGCAAAAGATAATGCTTAAAGTGCAGTCCTTAATGGCGGTCACAATCGGACTTAAAGAAGTGCAACTTGCCCTTGATAAAGATGAAGCATTCCAACTTGTAACCATCAACGGACTGAAAGAATGGTGGAACAAATTATTGGCGGTCGGCAGGGGTGAACAAGTTGCATCAACAGCGGCGACCGTTGCAGATACCACCGCAACCATTGC